TGTCCGTGTTGTTGAAGGTCCCCTTGATAGTCTGTTTATAAAGAATTGTGTTGCAAGTGCTGATGCTAATCTTGCTATTGTTGCAGAAAATATTTCAGCAGGTAAGAAAGTTTTAATATTTGACAATGAACCACGCAACAAAGAAATCGTGAAATTAATGCAGGAAAGCATCAAATCCAATCACAATATCGTCATTTGGCCTAATACTATACAAGCAAAAGATGTCAATGAAATGATTATGAGCGGCATATCAGTTGATGAGATTGAAAGTATTATAAGTAGTAACACATTTAACGGTTTACAAGCACAGACCAAATTTGTTTTTTGGAAGAAAGTATAATAATAAGATTGGAGTTTTAATGAGTGATATCGTTCACGGTATTAGAGTAGATTATTCTCGTGATTCATTGTTTGATGAATTGGGAATTAAAAGATTGAAAGAGTCCTACATGAAAGAGGACGAAACATCACCGCAAGAGAGGTTTGCATATGTTTCAAAAGCGTTTGGCTCTAACGAAGAGCATTCACAGAGGTTGTATGAGTATAGTTCCAATCATTGGCTTTCTTATTCTACTCCCATTCTTAGCTTTGGCCGCAGTAAGCGTGGTCTTCCTATATCATGTTTTCTCCCTTATCTACATGATTCGGCAGAAGGATTAGTAGATTGCTTAGCTGAAGTAAATTGGTTATCAATGCTAGGCGGTGGCGTAGGCATCGGCATTGGTATCCGTAGTGCTGATGATAAATCAACAGGTGTAATGCCACACTTGCGTACCTATGACGCCTCATCACTAGCCTATCGTCAAGGTCGCACACGCAGAGGGTCATATGCAGCCTATCTTGATGTTAGTCATCCTGATGTATTAATGTTCCTTGAGATTCGTAAACCAACAGGCGACCAAAATATGCGTTGCCTCAATTTACATCATGGCATTAATATTACCGATGACTTTATGCACCTTGTTGAGCAATCAATGCTTGACCCAAACTTTGATGATACATGGCAACTAAAAGACCCAGCCTCAGGTGAAGTAAGAGATACTATTTCTGCTCGTGAACTATGGCAGAGGATTTTAGAAACAAGAATGTTAACTGGTGAACCATATATTCATTTCATTGACACTAGTAATCGGCTCATGCCAAAATTTCAGAAAGATTTAGGTCTAAAAATTCAACAATCAAACCTATGCTCTGAGATTATTCTACCAACTGATAAGGACAGAACAGCAGTATGTTGCTTATCGTCAGTTAATTTGGAGTATTACGATGAATGGAGAACTAACGAATTATTTCTTAAAGATATTGCCGAGATGCTTGATAATGTCCTTGATTACTTCATTACTAATGCTCCTGATGCTGTTCATCGTGCAAAGTTTAGTGCCGAGCGAGAGCGTTCTATTGGTATCGGTGCTCTTGGGTTCCATGCTTATCTACAGCGTAATGGTATTGCTTTTGAAGGTGTCATGGCTAAAGTAGCCAATAACAAAATGTTCAAACATATAAGGAGTAAATTAGATGAAGCCAACTTGGAATTGGGTGGTGAACGGGGCTCTCCTGGTGACTGTGCCGGCACCGGCCTACGCTTCGCTCACGTTATGGCTGTGGCCCCAAATGCTTCCAGCTCTATTCTTATGGGTAACACCAGTCCTTCTATTGAGCCATATCGTGCTAATGCTTACAGACAAGATACCTTATCAGGATCACATCTGAATAAAAATAAGTTCCTTGATGCTATCCTTAGAGCAAAAGGTTTAACAGAAGAACAAATGCAAGATACATGGTCATCTATTATTGCTAATGATGGTTCATGCCAACATTTGACCATATTAGATGATACACAAAAAGATATATTTAAAACTGGAATGGAAATTGACCAACGCTGGGTGATTGAACACGCAGCTGACCGCCAAGTATATATTGACCAAGCACAATCATTGAATTTATTCTTCAGGCCTGATGTGAATGTTAAGTATCTTCATGCTTGTCATTTCTTGGCATGGAAAAAAGGATTGAAAACACTATACTATTGCCGTTCAGAGAAGTTGGCTAAGGCTGATAAGGTATCTAAGCGTATTGAAAGAGAAGTTATTAAAGAGTTAGACATGACTGCTATCGCACAAGGTAACGAATGTTTGGCGTGTGAAGGGTAATGAAACTAACAAAAGCTGCCGCTGAAAGAATTCGTGATTTAATTATTGAAGAAAATGAACCAACACTAAAAGGGTTGAGGGTTGCTCTCAGAGGCGGTGGTTGTAACGGTTTTGAATATATGTTTACCTTTGAGAACACAATTGATGAAGGTGATTTTGTATTTGAAGCCGCAGATGTTAAATTAATAGTAGATTATATGTCAATGGAATATTTAAACGAAGCAACATTAGATTATGTTGAAAAGCCTTTTGAATCAAGGTTTGTAATTAGTAACCCAAATGTAAAATCTTCTTGCGGTTGCGGTTCATCGGTAGGATTTTAATGGCACATATTATAGCAAACTTACCACCAGTTAAGTGTTTTGTTCGTAAAGAATTTCTCTATGACTTTGAAAAAGGTCATGGTGAATTAGAACCTTGTTGGTGGGTAAGTATCAAATCGTTACGAGGCCAAGCGTTTCGCATTGAGGCCTATCTAAATGAATATGGTGCATTGTATGACAAACTACCACTACACGCATTTTGTTGGAAACCAATTGAAGGTAATCCTCAACCACTAGATGCTTTACAGTTGTGGGATTGTTTATCATATGATATTACTGTTCTAAAGAAAGCACAGTTACAATCCATGAAATGTAAGTTTAAGTTGAAAAATGGAGATTGGATGTATGGGGTATACCTTTTCACAGTTGATAGTGCCCATCCTGATTTTAATACTCTTGATACTGGCTTTTCCGAAGATGTTGAGGATCACAAGTCTTATAATTTTGTTATGTGTGATAACGGGCAGTTTGCTGCTCAACCAAATAATAGGTTGATTATATTAGAACCAAGTAGTAACCCAAAAGAATTAAAGATGCCAGATTTTAGTGTAGCAACTAAGAGATGGTCAGTAGAAACCGAGGCCAAATGGGCACTAGGAAACACCAACACAGTAATGTATGAGAGAAAAGATGATTAAGAAAACAGAAAGTAAATTAACAGATACACGCAACAGTTTTAAACCGTTCAATTATCCATGGGCATATGAGGCATGGTTGAAGCATGAGCAATCACATTGGTTACACACAGAAGTGCCAATGCTTGAAGATGTGAAAGATTGGAAAAAGAAACTCACACCAGCTGAGAAACACTTTTTAACCAATATTTTCCGTTTCTTCACACAAGGCGACATTGATGTGGCAGGTGGTTATGTAAAGAACTATCTGCCATATTTTCCACAACCAGAAGTGCGTATGATGCTGATGGGCTTTGCAGCTCGTGAAGCATTACATATTGCGGCATATTCACACCTGATTGAAACATTGGGTCTGCCTGACACAACCTATAATGATTTTATGGAGTATCAGGAGATGAAAGACAAGCATGATTATGTGCTTGATATTTCAGATAAGAATGGCACCAAAGAAAACACAGCACGACATATTGCAGTATTTTCAGCCTTTACAGAAGGTATGCAGTTGTTTAGCTCATTCATTATGTTACTAAACTTTCCACGCCAAGGTAAAATGAAAGGCATGGGTCAAATCATTACATGGTCAATCGTTGATGAAACAATGCACGCTGAGTCCATGATGAAACTATTTAAGACCTATGTGCATGAGAACACCGAAATATGGAATGATGAATTAAAACAATCTATCTATGCCATTGCAGAAAAAATGGTTGAATTAGAAGATAAATTCATTGACCTTGCTTTTAGTATGGGTGAAATGGAAGGTCTAACACCTGCTGATGTTAAACAATATATTCGTTATATTGCTGACCGCAGATTAATTGGCCTAGGCATGAAAGGCATTTTCAAAGTCAAACGCAATCCATTGCCATGGGTTGAAGAAATGATTAATGCTCCAACACACACTAACTTTTTTGAAAACCGTTCAACAGATTATTCTAAGGGTGCATTAAGTGGTACATGGGACGATGTTTGGGGTAAAGCCGCCTAATGTTAATTCTCTACACATTGGTGATGACCCACATCACCATTCTTTGTGTTACAATGTATCTCCATCGCAGTCAAGCACATCGAGCAGTAACATTTAATCCTGTATTAGAACATCTCATACGATTTTGGCTATGGCTTACAACAGGCATGGTCACCAAGCAATGGGTTGCTATACACCGTAAACACCATCAGATGACCGACCAAAAAGGTGACCCACACTCACCAAAAATATTTGGCATTTGGCGTGTATTATTTGGTGGTGCATTTCTATATCACGAAGCATCAAAAGATAAATTAATGGTTGAAGCATACGGCAAAGGAACACCTGACGATTGGGTTGAGAAGAATATATATAGCAAACATTCTCGTCTAGGAATTACTTTGTTATTACTAATAAATTTACTTTGTTTTTCTTGGTGGGGTTTACTTGTATGGGGTATTCAAATGATATGGATCCCATTTTGGGCTGCAGGTGTGGTCAATGGTATTGGCCATTATTGGGGTTATCGTAATACAGAAACAAACGACACATCTAAAAACATTATACCAATTGGTTTAATTATTGGTGGTGAAGAACTACATAACAACCATCATAATAAACCAGCAAGTGCAAAACTATCCGAGAAATGGTTTGAATTTGACATGGGTTGGTTTTGGATTAAAACACTAAGTTATTTGAAATTAGCAAAAATTAATAGGAAATAAAATGAAAAAATTATTACTTGTATTATTAGCAATGCCGTTGTTAGCATTTGCACAAAAAACTCCAAAGGGAGTTACATACGATGCACAGATTGTCCGTGTAAGTGATGGTGATACAATTGTTATCTCAGCACCATTTTTGCCTGCACCATTGAAACCAGAATTAGCGGTTCGTATTTTTGGTGTTGATACTCCTGAGAAAGGTCATAGAGCACAATGCCCACAGGAAGACCAAAGAGCTCAATTAGCCAGTAAATACACATCACAACTTATTTCACAAGGCGGAAAAATACAAGTAACATTGTATGCATGGGATAAATTTGGTGGTCGTGTATTAGGTGATATCATTGTTAATGGTCAAAGTGTTCGTGCAGGTTTAATTCAAAATGGTTTTGCTCGTGAGTATTTTGGTGAAGCCAAGCAATCATGGTGTAATTAATGACCGTATTAAAACACAAGTGTTCTGAGTGTGATTCAAAGTTTAAGATTGAATATGATGAAAGAGTAGTAGAAGATAATCCTCAATACTGTCCGTTCTGTTCCACATATATAATGGAAGATGAACTGGAACAGGATGATGATTATTGATGTGGTTTCATTATAATACAGCAGAACAATTCAAAGAAGAAGATATACAAGACCATTACGGTTTTGTGTATCTTATCACACACATTTCAACAGGCCGAAAGTATATCGGTAAGAAATTTTTTACTAAATCTAAAACGAGGCAAGTAAAAGGCAAAAAGAAAAAGAGCAGAGTATCAAGTGATTGGTTAACCTATTGGGGTTCCAACGAAGTATTAAAAGAAGAAGTTAAACAAAATGGGGAGGATGCATACACAAGAGAAATTCTACATTTATGCAAATCTAGGTCAGAGTGTTCGTATTGGGAAACATTTGAGATATTCTATCGCCATGCTCTATTAAGTGAACAATACTATAACTCATGGGTGACCTGTAAAATTCACAAATCTCATGTATTAGGAAAAATAAATGGCTCGCAACAAAGCTCTAATCGACAATGTAACAGAACTGAAACCAGTTAACAAATCCAATCAATTACGCATACGAATTGATGACCTCAAAACCTTTCAACCACTCACAGAAAACCAAAGATTATTTTTTGAAGCATACAAACGCCAAGATTATTTTGTAGCACTACATGGTGTTGCAGGCACAGGTAAAACATTTTGTGCCTTATATAAAGCACTTGAAGAAGTTTTAGACAAATCAAACCCATTTACCAAAATCATTGTAGTTAGGTCTGCCGTGCAATCACGGGAGATTGGTCATTTACCCGGCGATGTAAATGAAAAGATGGACATCTATCAACAACCTTATCGCCAGATATGTGAAACACTATTTGGTCGCAAGGATGCATGGGATAGACTAGAGGAACAAGGCCACATTGAGTTTATATCTACATCATTCATTCGTGGTATGTCCTTTGATGATGCCATTATTATTGTAGATGAAATGCAAAACATGACATTTGAAGAATTGGATACTGTTATGACCCGTGTTGGGCATATGTCAAAAATTGTTTGGTGTGGTGATTACAGGCAAACCGACCTGAACAAAAAGAAAAACGATATGTCAGGCATTCTTAAATTCTTTGATATTGCCATGCACATGGCAGCTTTCACTAAAATTGAATTTACCGCTGATGACATTGTTCGGTCAAGTTTAGTGAAGGATTATATTCTTGCCAAAATGAGATACGAAGATGCTAATGATTGATTTCACCAGGCGATATACACTAGGTAATGCTTTGCAGCTGCAACATTTTTTTCAGGTTTGCAACATAAATAAAAGTATAG